GGATACGCCTATCAACACTATCGCGCAGGCCGGGGCCGCCATGGACCCGTGCCGGCAGGCTCGCGACCTCTACTGGCAGGGGTTTCGCGTGGCGCACATTGCAAAGAAGCTGGGCATTCCGCCGGCTACCGTGCATTCGTGGAAGCGCCGCCAGCAGTGGGACGAGACGGAGCCTGTGGAGCGCGTCGAAGCGGTGCTGGAAGCGCGCATGATGCAGCTCATTGCGAAGACCGACAAGGAGGGGCGCGACTACAAGGAGATTGATCTGCTGGGCCGCCAGCTCGAACGCACAGCACGCGTTCGCAAGTATGCGAAGGGTGGCAATGAAGCGGATCTGAACCCGAAAGTGGAGAACCGCAACAAGGGGCCACGCAAGCCGCCGGAACGCAATGCGATCAGTGAGGAGCTGCGCGAAGCTTTCCTCGACAACCTCTTCGGCTATCAGAAGCAGTGGTACCGGGCCGGGGTGGTGGAGCGTATCAGGAACCTGCTCAAATCCCGCCAGATCGGAGCGACCTACTACTTTGCCCGCGAAGCGCTGATGGATGCGATCGACACCGGGCGCAATCAGATTTTTCTGTCAGCGAGCAAATCCCAGGCGCATCAGTTCAAATCCTACATTCAGGAATTTGCCCGCACGGCTGCCGAGGTGGAGCTGCGCGGGGACAAGATCATTCTGCCCAACAATGCCGAATTGATATTCCTGGGCACGAACAACCGCACGGCGCAGAGCTATCACGGCAATCTGTACGTGGATGAGTACTTCTGGATTCCGAAGTTTCAGGAGCTGCGCAAGGTGGCCTCCGGCATGGCTTCGCAGAAGCGCTGGCGGCAGACGTACTTTTCCACACCATCGAGCCTGACACATGAGGCGGTGCCGTTCTGGAGCGGAAAGCTCTACAACCGTGGCCGGCCCAAGGCGGAACACATCGACCTCGATGTCAGCGCATCCGCCCTGCAGGCGGGGCGACGCTGCGAGGATGGGCAGTGGCGCCAGGTGGTGACGATTCTGGATGCAGTGGCTTCGGGCTGCGATCTGTTCGACGTGGAGCAGTTGCGCCTGGAGTACTCGCCGGAAGAGTTCCTGCAGCTCTTCATGTGCCAGTTTATTGACGATGGCCAGAGCGTTTTTCCGTTGTCGGTGCTGCAGCGCTGCATGGTCGATTCCTGGGAGGTATGGGACGACTTCCGCCCCTTCCATTCACGCCCCTTCGGCAACCGGGAAGTCTGGATCGGCTATGACCCGAGCCACACGGGCGACTCTGCCGGCCTGATCGTGCTGGCGCCGCCGATGGTGCCCGGCGGCAAGTTCCGCGTGCTGGATCGCATTCAGTTCAAGGGCATGAACTTTGAGGAACAGGCCGAGCGCATCCGCATCATCACCACGATTTACAACGTGACCCACGTTGCCATCGATTCCACCGGCCTGGGACAGGGCGTGCTGCAGATTGTGCGGCAGTTCTTCCCCAGCGTGGTAGGCATCAACTATTCGGTGGAAGTGAAAGTGCAACTGGTGATGAAGGCGCTTTCGGTGATCAACGCCGGGCGCCTGGAGTTCGATGCGGGCTGGACGGATCTGGCGGCCGCATTCATGGCGATCAAGAAGACCACCACGGCATCAGGCCGGCAGATGACTTTCGAGGCGGGCCGATCTGAAGAGACGAGCCACGCCGATCTGGCCTGGGCCTGCATGCATGCGCTGGTGCACGAGCCGCTGGAAGGCAGCACCACCACAAATTCTGGATTCATGGAGATTATCTGAGATGAAAAAGCGGCAGACAGTGAAAGCCACGGCCAGTACGCCAACGCCAACCACACAAACCACCACCAGCGCAGCGCCCATGGCGTTCAGCTTTGGCGAGCCGATGCCGGTGATGGACCGGCGCGACCTTTTCGATTATCTGGAATGTGCGCCCATTGGCAACTGGTACACGCCCCCACTTTCGTGGGAAGGCTTGGCCCGCACGTTCCGGGCGGCAGCACATCACGGCAGCTCGATCTATGTCAAACGCAATATTCTGCTTTCCACCTTTGAGCCGACACCGCGCTTTAGCCGGCTGGAGTTTTCAAGGTTCGCGCTCGATTACCTGACCTTCGGCAATGCCTACATCGAGCAGCAGAGTGCGGTGAGCGGCAAGGTGCTGGCCTACAAGACTTCGCCTGCGAAATGGACCCGGCGCGGTACGGATCTGGACACCTATTGGTTCATCCAGATCGGCAAACAGGACTATGCGTTTCAGACGGGGAGCGTGTTCCACCTGATGGAGCCAGACATTAACCAGGAGGTGTATGGCCTGCCTGAGTACCTGTCGGCACTCAATTCGGTGTGGCTCAACGAGTCGGCCACCCTGTTCCGGCGCAAGTATTACCTCAACGGCTCACATGCCGGCTTCATCTTCTATATGACGGACCCGGCACAGAAGCAGGAGGATATCGACAACCTGCGCGAAGCCTTCCGGCAGGCAAAGGGGCCGGGGAACTTCAAAAACCTGTTCCTTTATGCCCCAGGCGGCAAGAAGGATGGCGTGCAGCTCATTCCCGTGAGCGAGGTGGCCGCCAGGGATGACTTTTTGAACATCAAAAATGTGACGCGTGACGACCAGCTCGCCGCGCACCGCGTGCCGCCCCAGCTGATGGGGATCATTCCGCATAACACGGGGGGATTCGGTGACGCGGAAAAAGCGGCGGCAGTGTTCGCCGTGAATGAAGTTTCACCCCTGCAGGCCCGCATGCTCGAAGTGAATGATTGGGCCGGGGAAGAAGTGATCAGGTTCAAGCCCTACGCCATTGCTGCGGGGGTATAGAAACGGTGCGACCGCCCGGAGTGCGCTAACACCCTGGGCGGCCACCTCCTGCAGATTTGGGCTGCATTCAGTCAAGGCACCGCTGCCGTGCACGGCGGGCCGAAGAATACAGAAAGTGTTACACAATGACAAACCCTATCGTCCCCTGGCCGGGTGGCAAGCGTCGTCTGGCAAAAGAGTTGTTGCCCCTGTTTCCCGAGCATCAGTGCTATGTAGAGCTGTTCGCCGGCGGCGCCGCGCTGTTCTTCCTGCGGCCTGTTCCGGCAAAGTGTGAGGTGCTCAACGACATCAACGGCGAGCTGGTGAATCTGTACCGGGTGGTGCAGCACCACGCGGATGAGTTCGTGCGGCAGTACAACTGGACCCTGTCAGCCCGGCAGATTTTTGAATGGCACAAGACGCAGTCTCTTGACCAGCTCACGGACATTCAGCGTGCTGTGCGGTTTTACTTCCTGCAGCAGCATTCCTTCGGCAGCCGGGTGGAGGGGCCAAGCTTTGGTACCTCTGCCACCGGCCAGCCCACCAGCCTGATCAGCGTGCATGAAAAGCTTACGGCGGCTCGCGAGCGCCTGTCTGGCGTGTATATCGAGCATCTGCCGTGGATAGACTGCGCCCGGCGCTATGACCGCGAACACACGTTCTTCTATGCCGATCCGCCTTATTGGCAGACCGCCGGATATGGCGTGGGCTTCCCCTGGGCGGAATATGAACGTCTCGCGGAGTTCATGGCGACGGCCAAGGGGCGCGTGATGCTCTCGATCAACGACCACCCGGACATCCGCGAATGCTTCAAGGCGTTCCGTTGCCAGGAGCTGTCGATCAAGTACTGCAATGGGAATCAGGCAAAGGGGGCACCCAAGACTAGCGGGGAGCTGGTGTTTATGAACTGGTGAGGAAAGATAGAGAAGGCCCGCGCAATGCGGGCTTTTTTATGGTGGATACCAATTTCCCCTTGCTTTGTGTAATCGTTCGATTACAATTAAACCTATGAACACGATCAAGCAAACACCGGCATTCAAAGCATGGCTGGATGATCTGGCAGATAACAAGGTACGCGGCATTGTGCTGGCCCGCATTGCCCGCTTGCAGTTTGGGTTGTTCGGTGATGCCAAGTCAATCGGTGATGGGGTGTCTGAACTTCGTATCGACTTCGGAGCCGGATGGAGGGTGTATTTCACGATGCGCGGTAATCAGATCGTGATCCTGCTGGTAGGTGGGGCAAAGCGCACCCAGCAGCGCGACATTAAGCTGGCTAAAGCCATCGCGGCAGATTGGAGTGATGAAGATGGGAAAGATGAAGACTGAAGATCTGCTGGATTTCGACCCGGCAGTTTATCTAGACAACCCGGAAACGGTGGCGGCCTATCTCAATGACGTGATGGCCGCCGGCCATCCTGGCCTACTTGCCCAAGCCCTTGGCGACATTGCCAGGGCGCGTGGTATGACCGAGATTGCTCGCGAGTCTGGTATTGCACGGGAAGCGCTATACAAAGCGTTGCGCGGGGACAGTTCGCCCAGGTTTGAAACGATCTCCAAGGTTTGTGCGGCGCTTGGCCTGCAGATGACTCTGACGGTCAAGACAGCGCCCCATGAGGCGGGTAGGCACGCCACGTAAGTGTTCGACTGCAGTATCGACCAAGGCCCGCGCAATGCGGGCTTTGTTTTGGCTAACTTGTAAAATTTACAGATTAGGTTAATATTCTGGGTATGGAAAAACGGAAACCGCATTGCCCGCTCAACGCCGTCAAGGCGCTGATCCAGGAAGGTAAGGCCCGCGCTACAAAGTCTGCCACTGACTCTGCTGCGGATCTGGGAATCTTCGGGATTGAGGCGATGTCTGCGGTGGTGTTGTCTCTGACCACCAAGAATTTCTATAAGAGCATGACCACCAACGCAGACACCAAGGTCTGGCAGGACGTGTATCACGCTCAAACGGATGTTGGTGAGCTGTATGTGAAGCTCACCGTGATTGACGATGTGTTGATCGTCTCTTTCAAACCCCTATAAGACAGGAGAGAAGCCATGAAATGTCCAGTCTGTGGCGGCGCCGAACTGATCCACGATACCCGTGACCTGACCTATACCTACAAAGGCCACACGACCACGGTCCCCAACATCACCGGGGATTTCTGCCCAGCCTGCGGGGAAAGTGTTCTGGAGAGGGAAAGCGGCGACGAATACGCGTTCGCAATCCGGGACTTCCAGGCGGAAGTGAATGCCTCTTACGTTGATCCTGCATTCATCACCCGGGTGCGGCGCAAACTGAGGATTGACCAGCGCGAAGCGGCGCAGCTCTTTGGTGGTGGCATTAATGCCTTTTCGCGCTATGAGAATGGCCGGGCCAAGCCACCGGCCTCACTGGTCAAGCTGTTGAAGCTGCTCGACAAGAAACCTGAACTCATGAAAGACCTGCGCGACATCGATGCCGCGTGATCATCAAGGCCCGCGCAATGCGGGCCTTGTTCTTTGTGGTGGGAGAGCTTGCCTGACCCTCCGCCCTACCTGAGCCGTCCCCTATCGCCTAAATCATATGCACCAAATAGGAGCATTCGCACCCTCAGTTTTTGCCGGCGCGCGGTCGTACCCCCGCCACGCCCGCCCGCTTTTCGTGTCGCTTTCTATGCACCTGCACACCAGCCCAAAAACAA